GCAGTGTTCGGCCAGATGATAATGGCGCTGGGTGCCATCGTGATCATATTGGGTTTAGGGATATTCAAGTTTGGTGAGTGGTTGGAGGGATGAGATGAAAATTTACACAGCACTTGAAATATTCGACAGCCGTAAAATGGATGACGTCACTCGCTATGTCACTTTCATAGACCATGAAACCGAAATAGAGAAGCTGACGGCAGAAAAAGACCAGATGGCAGACACTATCGTTAGCTGGATGAATGTAGCAAGCGAAAAGCAATCCAAAATCGAGCGGCTTGAGAAAGAAATACGGCTCAAGGATGCCATTATACAGGCGTTGTCGGTTGATGCAGCAACGCTCAATGCTACGCTTGTTGATATAATCAATGGCAAAATGGAAAAGCAGTCTGCAATACTGATACCGGACTACGATGCATACGACTCCGATGAGAAGAAGGTCAAATGGGCCAAGGAAAAGGTGCTTGACGACCAGCAGCGCGTCGAGCAGACCATGCGCCTGAAAGGGTGCACGGCTGCGGCGCAGAGCAAAGGCGAAAAGGGGCAGAAAAATGGCTGAGAAAAGGCTATACGTCGAAGGCCGCTGCCCGGAGTGTGGTGCTCGAATCGCTGCTGCAGTCCACTGGGGTGATGATAAGAGCTTCAAGCAGGATACGATCGATTTCACGAAGGAAGGACTCCGTGTTCGCCAGTTCGAAACAGAGTTCCCGGTATCAATCGAAAGCCACGATCCGGATTGCTCAATGAGGAAGGACGAGAAACAGGTGGAAGACCCCAATCAGAAGAGTCTGTTCACATGAGCGACAACCCCCTCCAGCCGGCCATTCGGGACCTGGTCAAACTGATCCGCAAGCACGAGCTTAGCTACGAGCAGATCCCCTACGTGGTGAAAGAAGCCCGCCAAAAGGTGGGGCTGGTCCGGACGAAGCCAACCGGCCGCCGGCTGCCCAAGCTCCTCAGCGAGGATGAGCTGGACGCTTTTTTCGCAGCCGTTCTCAAGGGCGGCGATGCCATGCACTACATCATGCTGCGCCTCATGTACGAGACCGCCATGCGCGTGGCCGAGCTGGTGAATGTGAAGGTCCAGGACATCAACATTCCGGACCGCACAATTTTCGTTACCGGCAAGGGCGACAAGGACCGTTACGTCGATTTCAGCGCCGAATTCAAGACCAACCTGCTGCTTTACATGCAGAAGGGGATCCCCTCGCGGCAGGAATACCTGTTCGAGTCCATGTATCACAAGCCATTCACCACCCGGGCTGTTGGCAAGATCGTGAAACGCTATGCCAAAGCCGCGGATCTGGAGAAGCGCGTATTCCCGCACCTGTTCCGTCACCAGCAGCTTACCCACCGCCTCAACCATGGCATGACGCTGATGCAGGTCAAGATATTGGCGGGGCACACGTCCGTGAAGACCACGGAGCGCTACCTCCACCTGTGCAGCAAGGACATTTTACCAAAGGTGATGTGATGAAATCAACCGATGACCATCTGAAAGCATACCGCACCCATCTCACCGGCCGCCTGGGCCTCAAGCCATCCAGTGCGGAGAACTATTTTTACGCGCTTAGATCGTTGGAAAGATTTCTGGAAGCGCCGGCCGCAGATGCCACCGATCACGACCTCGAGGAATTTGCTGCCAGCATGAAGGTCCGCAACCTGGCCGCCAACACCCAGCGCCTGCGGCTCATCGCATTGCGCACCTATTACGACTGGCAGCGGCCGGGCAAGCCCAATCCGATCTCCAGGATATCCATTCCCCATGAGGAGGTCAAGGACCCCATGCTCATCACGCCCAATGAGCTGGTGCAGATCGTGGTGACGGCCTCCATCCCGCCGCATCATGATAAAAATACGGAGCAGGGAAAATTTGTTGCCATGCGCAATGCCGCCATCATCTGTGTGCTGGCGGATACGGGCATTCGCGAATCGGAGCTGGTGAATCTCACCATGAGCAGTATTGCTCAGGAGAAGGATCATTTCAAGCTGATCGCCCGGGGGAAGACCGGGGAGCGGATCATCCCGTTTTCGAAGATGACGGAAAATTCCCTCATCGCGGAATACTGGACCGTCTACTGGCAGTATCGCCGGCTGTACATGAAGGCCAAGCCGGCAGATCCACTATTCATCCCCCAGGATCCCTCCAGCAAGCGGATCGTGAATAAACACATGCATAGGGGTGGCGTTTACACACTGGTAAAGCGCCTGATCGAACGGTCTCCGGTGGACAAGCCCCTCTACCCGCACGCGCTGCGGCATTTCTACGGGACCTATGCCGTGGTGAATGGCACCAGCATGGAGATCCTGCGGCAGCGGATGGGGCATGCCTCCATCGAAACGACCACCCGCTATGTGCACCTGGCGGATCTCTACGGCGACCCGCAGCTGGACAAGGGACCAACGTCTGGCCTGATGGCCCCGCGGGAGCACCGCGGGTTCGTGAAGATCCAGAAGGAACTGGACAGATCGAGCCGCGGAAGGTGAGTGATGAGACTAGTGATTGACAAGATTGAGGAAGAGCGCCAGGCATTCATCGCGATGACAAACCACGTCCCGAATCACATTGTTATCGGCGAGAGAGCTGCCTCGAAACTGATAGCTGAAATTCGTGAGGACTATGTTATCGGCCCCGCCATAGCGGTAAACAACAAACAGCTCGAGACGGTTACGGTTAAAGGTATGACTGTTTCCATCACCCACTTCCAGGCCGACACGGATTACGTTCGCTGCGCCCTTCTGGCGCGTCCGCTTACATCCAGGTTCTAAAAAGCCAGAAAAGCACCTAAGTATAAGTATAATAACACCTTACGACCCTTAAACGTTAGTTGTGTTCGAATAGTGCCCCGGAAAACCCCTGCCTCAGCCACTGGGCACAGAAGAACCCGAAAATCGGTTTTCAGCGGACCCGGATAATTGTTCCTTAAAGAGGCATAAAGAGAACCGTTCCCTTTACATCCAACGAGAAATAAGGGTTTGCAGTCCATTAACATGCTCTAAACCCCCTGTCTGTTCCTTCTTCAATCTACAATTAGGAACAGGCCGGGGGCTTTGAGTCTTTGCCTGTACAGGTCTATTCTCTCACCCCCTGAAATTTCCACAGAACTCACATTTTAAGCCTCTTAGCCCAAATCGTTGGCCCCGATTTTCAAGCGATTTTCGGAATCGTCGGCGGTCGAAAGTGCCAGCATGAGCTATTATGAGCTATTATGAGCTATTATGAGCTATTATAGAACTCTACGTTTTTCAACTACTTAGCCATAGAATGAGGCATGAGGATACGGAACCATGCCTGAACTTGATTTCTCCACCGACTTCTACTGCCCGCTGCCGTGCAAAACGCATTTCGTGACGGACCAGTACACGGAGAATGAGGACGGCGAGTTCGTCGCGGAATGCCCGAAATGCGGAAAATTGGTTCCGAAAATTTCCATAGGGTTCAAAAATCTGCTGAATACGAAGCGAACCGGCCCCAGAACACCCGAAGGGAAAGCTCGTTGTGCTCAGAACCTGGATGGCCATCGCGGAAAGCGAAATTCTGAAGAAGCCCGCCGGCGCTCCTCCATGAACAACTTCAAGCACGGCCGCTATTCAAAGCACGCTCACCTGGTCGCTCCCGCCCTTGCCGGCCACTATGCCGCCTGCGACAACTGCCCGATTCGTGATGATTGTGAGGCCAAAGCCTTCGATTACTGCCCGCGCTATGTCGAAGCCATGGTGAATTTCATCGCGGCCTACAAGAACAGCGACCCCAAATCCCTCCAGGAGATCGCCGCCCTCAGCCAGGCGCGGATGTACATGATGTTCGAGATGGTTGTCAACAGCGTCTTCTCCGACGGTGTCAGCGTGGTGGAGAAAATCCGCCGCGGCAACATCGAGGAAGAGCGTTATCGGTCGAATCCGCTGCTGAAAGAAGCTCGCGAGCTGGTCAAGACGTTGGGCTTCGATGCCGAGTCGCAGGAAATGACGCCGAAATCCCAGGACGAGACCGACGCGCTCCAGGGCAACCTGCAGGCCAATAAGAGCACACTGGACGAAGTCCGGCAGGAAATGGCAGAAAACACGAAGGCCGTCCAGGACGCGATTCGCAATGCCTCGAAGAACCGGGACGACGACAGCGATCCGTCCGGGGAAAGGGAGAATTGATTGTGTTTCGCATTATCATCCTGGTCGCGCTTCTGCTGGGAAGCTTCCCGATGAAGGCCTCGCAGATCCGCGTCCGCAATCAGGCCGAGCAGGCGGTCATGCGCTATGCCGCGGATCCGCTGCTGTGGCTCAAGGATGTTTGTGATTTCACACCCCGCCCGACCCAGATGGTGAACATTCGCGAGATCCTCGAGCATTCGAAAATTCTGGATCTGGCGCCGCCGCGCTTTGGAAAAACCGTGGAAGTGGAAATGGCCGGACTTTACGAGACCGCCACGACTCCCTTCGAGGACTACCGGATCTGGGCGCCCAAATACGACCAGGCCATCAACTCACTACGCTACCAGACGGACGCCATCGAATCATCCCAGATCCTGAGCGCATGGATCGCGACCAAGAAGGGTAAGCGCCAGCTCTCCACCACCAGCTACGAATTCTGGAACCGGTCCAACGCCAAGTCATTTGGAATGAGCTCCAATTTCGAAGGCGAAAACGCCACCATCCTGCGTGGCGAGGAATTCGATGACATGGACCTGGACATCTGGCGTCACCGGATCCTGCATCGCGGCGCTGGCGCAAACCGAAACGGCAAGCCAACCCGCATTCGCGTGACGGGCACCATTCAGGCCGGCCGCGGCAACATCTTCCAGATCTACGAGGATCCCAGCTACCACAACCTGGCGGACCTGGACGTCTACGTGGGTCTCGAGCTGGGGTACTACAGCCCGGAATATATCGCGGACATCAAGCAGAGTCTTTCCCGTGACGAATGGGAGCGCATCTACCTGCTGCAATTTACCGAAGCCAAGAATTTCATCCTGAAGCCCGACATCATGGCCAGCCAACAGCAGGCGCTGCGAATCGGCTGGCAGGGTGTCGAATATTTACCGGGTGAACAGTATCGGCCCCAGGGGCAGGTGTTCGCCGGTCTGGACATGGGGCATTCCGGCGAGAAAAAAGGGAGCTCGCACTATTCCGCCCAGTTTATCGAGCAGATCGGCGAGACCATCATGTGGCTGGGAGGCAAACGCTGGAAACCGACGGCGGACACCAACCAGGTCAAGCGCGAGTTTGTGGATCTTTGGGAGTTTTACGGAGCCGGCGAAGGCTACGGCGACGCGCTGAAGCCGGATCTGATTGCCGATATCAACGATATGCTCTATGAACGGCACCTGATCCGAACAGACCGGCAGCAGTTCCCTGAAAATAGCCAGTCAAACTGGAATCACTGGGATTTTGCGCCGCGCTGGAATACCGGCCTGAACAAATGGGACTGGGCCAGCAACCTGCGGAACAAGTTCGAGGCCGGCAAAATCCTGCTGCCGTATTTCGATCGGCAGGAGACCCATCCCCACGCCATGGCCGTTCACCACTTGATCCAGAACCTGTTGAATGTGCGCATCGAGAAAACCGGTGCCCGCTACCCCAGCCTGGGATACATCAAGAAAGAGATCGGCGATGATGATTTCGACAGCCTGGCCATGGCTGCCGGCTGTGCCCACGACCGGGCCGTTGCCCAGATCGATCTCAGCGATATCGCCACCACCGGCCGCCGGCAGATCCAGACGCCGCGTCGATCGATTGCCACCGAGCTGCAGGCCAATCTTCATTCAGAATTGAGCATCGAGAGGTTTTGATGACACTGCCTCATCCCATGAATGCCCCGGTTCATAAATCTCTTGAAATGCAGACTCATCGCAGCTTTGCCGAAAAAAAGAAAGAACCGGATTTGAGTGAATACGGCCGGACGGGTGTGGATCGGCTCAGCAAGTATTCCATCGGGGACACGAACCCCGACACGCTCATCAAGCGCAAGGGAATGGCCTACCTGGACAAAATCCGCAGGGACACCCATGTATCCAGCCAGCTGCGTACCCGCCGGCAGCGATTGCTGGCCCGGGGCTGGGTCATTCAGCCGGCCGGTGACAGGCTCAAGGATCGCAAGATCGCGGAATTTGTGTCCTGGGCGCTGGACAACATGGAAGGCGCATTCGAGCAGGACCTGAGCGGATTGCTTACGGCCATCGGTTACGGATTCGCGCTGGAAGAGATCGTCTGGAAGTATATCGAGGGCGGAAAATACAATGGCATGGTTGGGATCAAGGCTCTGCGCCGCAAGTCCGTCCAGGATTACCATTTCGACTGTGACGAGTTTGGTGCGCTGAAACCGGACGGCATCTTGTACGCCGAGAACCGATACTCCCTGGGCAATGCCCAGCGGCTGCAACGCTCCAAGTTCATCCATTACGTTTACGGTGACGACGACGACAATCCCTACGGCGACCCGACGCTTTCCAAGGTCGCATTCTGGGCATGGCTGAAAAAGAACATCAGCCAGTTCTGGGCGATTTACGCCGAGAAGTTCGGGATGCCCACCGCTGTGGCCAACACGCCGCGGAATGCGTCACCGGCTGACAAATCAGCCATTGAAGATCTACTGCTGGCCCTGCAGGCCGAGAGCGGGATCCGGATTCCCGAAGGCTTCGATATAAAGTTCCTGGAGGCGGTCCGGAACGGTGATGTGAAGTACGACAACTTCATCGAGCGCTGCAACAAGGAGATCTCGAAGGAGATCGTGGGGCAGACCCTGAGCGCCGAGGAAGGCAAACGCGGGCAGGGCAGCTATGCCCTGGGCACGGCCCACCTAAGCACATTGGAAGATTACACGGCTTTCGACGCCCGCCAGCTGGCCGCCTGCATCAACGAGCAGCTGATCCGCCGGCTGGTGGATTTCAACTACCAGGTGGACGAATACCCGCAGCTGGTGTTTGCCGCGGATCCAAACATGGTGGTGATCATGCAGAACCTGGATGTGCTGACTCGGAACATGGAGATCCCGGCTTCATGGATGCACAAAAAGCTGAACATCCCCATGGCTCGCGACGGCGAAACCGTCCTGACGCCTGTTGAGGCCGCCGCCGCTGGCGGCATTGACAACCGCGCCACCAGTTTCAGTGAGCCGTCCAAACCCGTGAAACGATTTGACGAGACCCCCGCGAAGGACAAACAGCAGCTGTCCGCGGTGAAGGCTGTGGAAAAGCTCGTTGACCGGATCCAGCGCGAGCAGGCCGCCGTATTTGACGAAGCATTCGAGAGTGCTGCGGCGCAGATCCGGAAGAAGCTGAGCGAGGGGGAGGCCTTTGAGTCTTTGCCCGGCTTCCGAGCAAACGTAGGCGCTTTGAAAAAGGCGCTGCTGTCCGCCGGGATCTGGTCCTGGTTCGCTGGCATGTACACGGCCCACAAACTCTCCGGCGAGGTCAAGATCTTTGCCGACGATATGCCACCGCTGCGGTTTGGCACGCCGGAAGAAGCATTCGACGCATTCAAAAGTCTGGTGCCTGTCACGCGGGAGCAATTTGACGATCTGGTCGAGCGTTACACGGATCGGTATTTCACCGTCTCGGGGATGACCCAGCAGGACATCGAGAAGGTATTCGATCAGATCGGCCTCAGCCTGGAAGAGGGCTGGACCTGGTCCGAGTTCGACGCCGCCATCGATGCGCAAAAGGCCAACTGGGTGGTGGGTGGCGCGATGACGGAGCGCAGCCGCCTGATCTTTCAGAATGCCATGATGCGGTCTTTCCGGGACGCGGAGAACGACCTGTTCGATGATCCCGACGTGGCCAACACGATCTGGGGCTACCGCTATCTGGCGATTCTTGACGACCGGGTGCGAGACCGCCATGCCGCTTTGCATGGGATCACCCGGGCCAAGGACGATGACTTCTGGCGTCACCACGATCCGCCCTGGGATCATAACTGTCGCTGCAGCAAGGTCCCGGTCTTTACCTGGGAAATTGATGACGGAACTGAAAACGAGAGCGAAACCGTCCCGGACGTGGACGGTGGATTCCTGGAGGATTGAATATGAGCCACTATGACACCGAGCAGATCCTGAACAAGGTCCTCACCGGGGACGTGGCATTCAGTGCGGTCCACCGCTCCACGGAATCCATCATCAATGCGGTGTTTGATTCGCCGCGGGCGGCTATTGCAGTGGACCTGCAGGTGGCTGCCGATCTGGATTTTGGTAATTACAGCCTGACGAACGTGAAAAACCTGATTGTAAATGGTGGGATCAGTGCCGCCCCCTATTACGGCGTTTCATGGAACGAGTCCACTGACGCCTATTCCCGCACCGGAGCATTGGCCGGACAGGACACGGGCGAATCGCCGTCCGCGTACATGCCCGTTCAGGAAGGCATGAAGCGCTGTGTCCTGGATGACTCCGGAAATGTGCTGTATTTCCTTGATCCAACTGACTCAACCAAAAAAGACACTGGTGAGGATGCGACCATAGACGATCAGAGTCATGGTCAGGTTATGGTTCAAATCCCCAAGTTCTGGTATCGCTACAGCTACGCCAGCAATACTCACACCTGGGATATAGCGGCCAGCCCCGTTGAGGGGTTTACCGTCCACCCCGCGTTCATCAAGGATGGCGATGAGGTCGATTACCGTTATGTCGGTGCCTACGAGGGCAGCCTGTATGACGATACAGCCAGCGCAATGGTGGGTGACGCTGATATTGAAACAAATATGTATGCTGCCGGAGATGTGCTTTGTTCGATCTCCGGTGAGTATCCCAAGACAAATGAAACCCGTGCTGAGTTTCGTGCAGCCGCCTCTGCCCGTGGAGCAGGCTGGCGCATCATGGACTATGATCTGATGAGCGCTGTCCAGCTACTCTACCTGGTAGAATATGCTGACTTCAACAGTCAGGACATGATCGGAAATGGCCGGACCATGTTTACGAATGGCGCGTGGGAAGCCGCGAACCAGGGCAATGGGAAATACATCGGGGCATGCGGTTACTCGAATGGTGACGGCAATGCCACTAACGCCACCGACCGCGCTGCCGAGTTGAACATATCAGCTATTGATACATCACAAGCGGCGTATCAGGACTACATGACATACAGGGGGATTGAGAACCTGTTTGGCAATACCTGGAATTTCATTGACGGTGCTGTGGTCTACAATAACGAGATCGGTGCCTTCAGCCGTTTATATGTTCATAACAAAGAGACGGAATATGCGGACGATGGCGACATCCTGGGAACGGAAGTCCTTACCGAAACGGATTTCGCCACCCATGCGAATTGGGATGTCACCGGCGACCTGGACGATTCCGGCGGCAATCTCGCGTTCTCATGGACGGCGAACCAGACCTCTACGGCAACTCAAGCATCTGGCGATTTCAACAGCGCCATGTCGCCAAGTGCCCGTTATCGTCTGACTTACACCGTCGCTGTTACAACGGCGTTTGATGGTGACGGAGCCGCCACGCTGACAACCGGGATTGCGGCTGAAGCCGTATCGCTACCGCTGACTGCTGGTACTCACATTGTAGAGTTCACAAGCGCTTCGTCTCCGAGTGATTTTGTAATAAGTATCGTGAGCGGAACGGATACCGAGGGAGTCTTCACGATTGACGATGTCAGCCTGAAACCCCTTATCTATGAAGCCGTCGGCGATCTGGCGCTGTCTGATGATTACCAGGACACGCTGATCCAAACCATGCGCGGCTTTATGCCCGCCACTGTCGGGGCCAGCTCTTCGACGAAGATCACTGACTATTTCTATACCTATTACGACAATTTATCAGGCGGCTTTTCCGAGGACTGGCGGGTGCTCCGCTTGGGCGGTAGCGCGTATGACTCGGCGCGTGCGGGCGTGTTCTGCGTGCTTGCGTATTACGCGTCTTCGGATGACAATGTGAGCGTCGGGGCTCGGCTGTGCTTTTAACTCATAAGGTAAGGATGGCACCAGGTGCTCCTATTGGGCAGTAACGCGAATAACACGGCGCATGCAGGCGTGTTCTACGTGAATGCGAATAACGCATCTTCGAATGACAATGTGAACATCGGGGCTCAGCTATGCTTGTAGATCTCAGTCATCCCCACCCTGCCTCTTGGCAAAACACAAAACCAAGCCCAAAAGGTGCCAGTAGAACGATAGCGCATCGAAAGCTCCGGGCAAACACAAGCACACCATGAAACGCCACGGAAATTTATATCAGACCGTATGTTCGATGGAAAATCTCCGCGAAGCTCATTGCCGCGCTTCACGCGGCAAGCGGCACTACACGGAAGTGCGCATGGTCGATGCGAATCCAGAACGCTATCTGGCACAAATTCAAAAGCTGCTACTGGACAAAACCTTTCAAAACTCAAAATACACTCGCATGGTGCGAAACGAGTATGGCAAAACCCGTGAGATATTGAAGCTCCCGTATTATCCGGATCGCATTATCCATCATGCCATCATGAATGTTCTAGAGCCTATTTGGACCAGCCAGCTGATCGCGGATACATGGTCCAGTATAAAGGGGCGGGGCGTCCATCGTGGCGTTAAGCGGGTGAAGCAGGCCATGCGTGACAACGAAGGAACAAGATACTGTCTGAAAATGGATATCAGAAAGTTCTATCCATCAGTGGACAACGACATTCTAAAAAAGATCGTCCGGAAAAAAATCAAGGACGCGGATCTGCTCTGGCTGATTGATGTAATTATCGATAGTGCGAAGGGTCTTCCGATTGGCAATTATCTAAGTCAGTATTTGGCGAATCTTTATTTATCTGACTTCGATCACTGGGTAAAAGAAGAACTTAGCTGTCGCTATTATTTTCGCTACTGCGATGATATGGTCATTCTTGCGCCAGATAAAGCTGGTCTTCACAGAATTCGCCGCAGGATAAACACCCATCTGAATGACCGATTAAACCTGACGATGAAAGATAACTGGCAGGTGTTTCCGGTAGATGCCCGGGGCCTGGACTTTTTAGGGTACAGATTCTTCCATGGGTACACGCTGGTCCGCAAATCAATCGTTAAGCGTTTTAAGCGCAAGCAAGCCAGCGGACAAACCACGAGCATTCCGAGCTACTGGGGCTGGTTCAAGTGGGCAGACACATACAATCTTGTAAACAAATATGGAGTATCATAATGAGGTCAGGCAGCAGCAAGCGATTTCCCAAGAAGGTCATTGAACGAAACGGAAACATCCAGATTCGGATAAATGTGACAAAAGTGGCATATCAGGACGAGCAGGAGCTAGACAAGATCCGTTATGATTACGACTACATCGAGTTAGCTCAACCGATTAGTCGCAAAACCATCATCGATACACTGGTCCGGGACAGGTACGATGTCAATGACGAGTTTGCAATGGTTGCGCTGCCCGCCAACGACCCGGAATATGTGGAATACAGGGAATACATCGGGAATTGCAAGATCATTGCTGACGAGGTCTTGAGTGAGTTGTGAAGTGTTATTCGGATTTTTCGATAGATCCTGCCCCACTTGATGGTGAGAAGATAAGGATAGACGACATCGTCGATGAGGAAATAGTGGTTACGGGTTTCAGAATTCAAAACAGTAGGTATTCTCGAAATAAATCGGGCAAGTATCTCATGCTACAGTTTCAGGCGCATGAACAAACACGAATACTGTTTACTGGAAGTGATGTGCTAATTGATCAGATGAGCACTTATGGCCACGAAATCCCATTTTGCACAAAAATCCGAAAAATTAACAGGTATTACAGTTTGTCTTAACGACTCAAAGGAGGGCTAGATCATGGCCGAAGATTATTACAGCGTAGAGCAGATCCTGAGCATGGTGCTCAACGTGGACGCCCTGGGCGTCTACCACCGCAGCACGGAACAGGTGCTGAATGCAGTCCTCAAGACAACCGGCACCCCGGGCCTGTACGTGAACCTGGTCCCCGAAGACAATCTGGATTTCCTGGGATACAACATCCTTAACGAGCAGAGCGCCATCAATGCCGGCCGTGTGTCCAGCTACTACCTGAACGGCACCAGCCAGTATATCGAAGTGGCCGATGACGCGGATCTGGATTTCGGTACCGGCGACTTCGCTATCTTCCTGAAATTCCGCCCCGACGGCGTCTCGGCTGCCAACCAGTACCTGGCAAACAAGGAAGCCGGTGGCGTGGGTTACGGCCTCGAGATGCGCGAGGATGACCTGTATATCCGCTGCGATGACGACACGAAGGATGTCTCCGGGAAGATCGGCACCGGTGTATTCGCTGCAGGCCAGGATGTTGATGTTTTTGTTGAGTTTGACCGCTCAGGGAACGCCACCGCCTATGTGAATGGTGTCAGTGCCGGCACGGTGGCGATCTCCACGGCCAGCAAGACCCTCTCCAGCGCTGGCGTGCTGCGCTTTGGCACGGAATCCGGTGGTGTGACCAAGGAATTCAGTGGCCAGTATTACGATGCCGCCGTGTTCAATATGGTGGGTTTCTCAGCCGATGAGCGCGACCAGATCCGCAAGGGCAACATACCCTTCAAGTACGTCGGTGCATCAGCCACGGAGCTGATCGGCGACCAGGTGGACCGTGATTTCAGCGGCGCTTCCGACTGGACCAACAACGATATCAACGCATACAACGAAACCGGTGATCTCACCATCACGGCGGATGCAGCCGATCAGTATTGCACGCTGGCCGCAACCGAAGCCCCCACAACCGTGGGCAAGCGGTATCGGCTGTCGCTGGACGTTGCCAACCTGGTGAGCACCTGGACGATCAAGGACGAAGGCGGCACCCAGACCCTGGCCACCATCGATGCCGAGGGAACGGGACAGATCTTCGAGTTCACGGCAGAGACCGATGGCGGATTTATGATCGTGGCCGATGCCGATGACTCCAGCGCTGACTTTGACAACTTCAGCCAGATCCAGATCGGCTGTGTCGGCAAGTGGAGCCCGGCCTCCATGACGCCCACCATCTGGGCCGATGAGATGCCAAACAACAACAACGGCGCCGTTACGGGATCCTTCACCGGCTACCGCGTCGTTCGCGAGTTCTTCGCAAATGCTTTCCAGTATCCCAATCCCGGCACCGATTGGACGCCGGCCATTTCCGGAGCGACCCTGGCCAACAACCTGTCCTCCAAGAAATGCTGGCTGCCCCTGAATTTCCTCAAGGAAGGCGACCGGATCATCAGCTACAAGCTGGTGGGTGATGTCCATGAGGAAGCCGGGGACACAGTGACCCTGGATGCAAAACTCGTCCGGGTGAACAAGGCCAATCCCATCACCACTACGGACGTGGCCGGTGGTGGGATCACCCAGGTCACCGCTGACGGCAATGTCGATGCGGCAGCGGAGCTGACTGCCGAGGAAGAGGTTGCCACCGACAAGCAGTATCTCCTGGAGATCCAGGGGAGCACGTCAACGGTATCCGGCAATGAAGCCATCAAGGTGATTGGTGCCGAAGTGAAGGTTGTTCGCCTGGGAGGCTGACCATGAAGCCCGAAACTGATCAGAACCTGAGGGATATGGGCTGGGCTGGCTGGACGGTGACCATTGCCATTATCGGGATGGTCGCGGGTGCCGTTTTTTTCGCTGGCCAGCTCAGCGGCGAGGTCAGTACCAATACCCGCGACATCAGTGCGCTGAAGCCGGCCGTCGAAAGCCTGAACATTCTGCCCGCAAAAGTTGGAGAGCTGGTGGTGCTTGTCGATGGCATCGAGACGCGCCAGGACAGTCTGGAGCGCGGGATCATTTATTCAGGCAAGGATGCCGAGCGCATGAAAGAGATGATCAAATTCAACTACGACGTCATGAAAATCCTCGCGGAGCGCGAGGATATCATTGTGCCATAAGGAGTGATCATGGAAGCCATCATCAACTGGATCCAAAACCACGAAGTGATCAGCACGATCATCGGGACCATCGCCGCGGCGGTGGGCGGGATGTATATCCCCGGCCTGCGATCCGTTCTCACCCTTGCTTTTCGCGCCGCTTTCAGTGAGGCAGTTTTGAAGCGGGTCTTCATCGCCCTGGCCGAAGGATTTGCCGCCAGCACCCAAACGGATGTCGATGACATCTGGGTGGCGGAGATGAAGAAGAAGCTCGAGGGCTGAAATGATCCTGAAACGTGTTGCATATACGGAACACGGCACATTTGGTGTGCTGCTGGATGGCGGAATCCCGTTTGCCCTGACCCTGGAGCGGCCCTGGCTGAATAACGAGCGGAACACCAGCTGTATCCCAGTTGGACTCTTTGCCTGCCAGCGCTTCAGTAGTGCCAGCCACAAAGACACGTTTCAGATCCTGGATGTCCCTGCCAGATCCGGGATCCTTTTCCATACCGGCAACATAATTGAGCATTCAGCAGGCTGCATTTTGATCGGTGAGGAGTTCGGGCTGTTGCATAAGCGTCCAGCCGTGCTCTCAAGCCGCAAAGGATTCGATGAGTTCATGACACGTCTCCAGGGACAGAACACGTTTGAATTACTCATCGTAGACGCGAGCAAGTAGGAGAAAAGCCATCATGAATATCATCGAAAAAGAATATGCCTTCATCATGAGCGTGGCCGACGCCGCGGAGTTCGAGAAGTTCCGCTATCACTGGCCCGGAACCGGCATCACTGTTGTCCTGGGGCTCAAGGATGAGACCTGGTCTCCCGTCGTCATCGAATTTGAAAAAAACATTTTCCAGGATGCCGAGACCTGCCAGCGCTGGTACGATGAGCATCCTATCGACTGGAATGTCCCCGAAGGAATGCTGGAAGAGGCGTACTACGCCGAGCTGAAGGATGTGGAGATCTTCGAGGCGGGCACCGCCCAAAGTGGCGATATCGACAGCGAGGAAGACCTGGATCACATCATTGGCAAGTTCGACGAGCTGCGTGAATCGGACGACGCCCGTCATGAGGTCCCCCTGGTGGTCTCCCACGACGAGGACAACCCCTTCATGCAGGCAGACTCCATGCCGGCTGCGGGCTGGGTCAATCGTCTTTACCGGAAAGGTAAAAAATTATTTATGGAAGTGGCCGAGGTTCCAAAGCTCATCGCCGACCTGATCGAGAAGAAGGCCCTCGTGGACCGTTCCGTTGAGATCTACACCGATTACGAAGATAAACAGGGTGAACACCATGGATTCGTGTTGCGGCGCGTGGCCCTGCTGGGCGCCGCCATCCCGAAGATCCGCTCCCTGAGCGATCATCTGGCCCTCTATGGGGAGCCAGCGGATGGCTTCACGGTATACCATCACATCCCACCCGTTGATAACCAAGGAAAGGAGCCTTCAGCGATGAAGACCTATTCTGAATCCGACGTGAAAGAGGCCAAGGAAGCGGCCGCGCAGGAAGCGCGAGACGCCCTGGTCCAGGAATTCGCCGAAAAGCACGGCATGAAGCCCGAAGACGCAGTGGCCAAGCTCCAGCAGATGGAGCAGGACCAGCGTGAAAAGGCCGAAGCGGACCGCAAGGCCGCCATCGCCGCTTTTGGTGAGGACCTGAAGAAGGCCGGATTGGCACCGGTGGTGGTGGATACTTTCCTGAAGATCCGCGAATCCATCCCGGATACCGATCCTGTTGCCAAGTTCGCCGAGGACGGCGAGGAACTTTCCCCCGGCCAGTTTATCGATACCCTCATGCAGGATATCGCAAGCAAGGCCAAGGAGGGCAACCTCTACGTACCCTTCGACGAAAAGGGCAAAACCAAGCACGAGCCTGCTGACGGCGACGGGGAAGACCCCGAGAACGTTGGCCAGAAGGAGCGTGCCGAGAAATACGCCGAAGAGAACAAGGTGTCCTACGCGGACGCTCTTCGGGTTGTTCGGGCCGACGACCGCCGAAAGAGCGAATAGCTCGTGCGGACTGGTCCCTAATCTTTGAACAAGGAGGCATGCAATCATGCAAGCCGTTGAAAAACATGCCGTTACCCTGACGTTTGAGGCGGAATCCGCCATCACGAAGGGGAAGGCTGTGGTCCTGGGCACCAGTGTGGACCAGGTCAAGCCCCCGGCCGCTGCCGGTGCCAAGTGCATCGGGATCGCCATGAATACCGCCAGCGCGGGTGACAACGTCGAAGTCTGTATCCTGGGCATCACGGAAGGTTACGCGGATGGTGCGTTCTCCCGCGGGGATTCCCTGCAGGCGTCCGACACCAATGGCGAGCTGGATACCGCCGCCAGCGCGGACTATGTCATTGCAATCGCCCTTGAGGCTGCAACCGACGCCGGAGATCGCGTGGCCGTCCTGGTCATCCCTCACGGCCTGCCGGTCGCGTAAGGAGGTGAATGATGAGAACCCCTCAAGAACGTCACATTGACGCCGCGTTGAGTGAAGTCAGCATCAAATACGCAAACTCCGGATTTGCCGCCATGCAGATCCTGCCGCCGGTGTACGTTTCCAAACAGTCGAACAAGTATTACGAGTTCGGCAAGGAGAACTTGCACCGCAGCATGGCTCGCCGGCAGAACGGAACGCCCTCGAACCGGGTCAGCTACACCCTGTCGGACAGCTCTTACTTCTGTAACGAGTACGCCCTGCATGATGTGGTGACCGATCTGGACCGCAATGAAAGCGATTTCGGCGATCCCGATGTCGATTCCGTGGAAGTCCTGACCGAAAAACTCATGCTGGAATATGAGTATGAAGTCGCAAGTATGCTGACCACTTCTGGCAACTACACCAACAGCGTCAGCCTTACCCATGAATGGGACGACTACACCAACTCCACGCCCCAGTCGGACGTGAGTACGGCCAAGACCACCATCTATTCCGCGACCCTCAAGGAAGCCAACACGATGGTGATCCCCTATGCCACGGCCCAGGCTCTGGCGTTGCACCCCCACGTCAAGGACATCCTGAAGTACACGGATCCCAACACGATCCTGCGCTCCGGGTTGCCGCCCGTGCTGTGGGGCCTGCGGGTCATCGAGGCCGGCGCCGGTTATGCCAGCACCAAGTACGGCCAGACCGAAACTCTCACCGCCCTGTGGGGCGAAAGCGTGGTGATCGCGCATGTGGCCGAGAACCCCGGACCCAAGACCCTGAGCTTCGGTTATTCCTTCGCGAACATGCCGAAGGGCAAGCCCTGGCAGGTTGCTTCCTGGGCCTATCCCGATGGTGGAGAAGGCGGCATGAAGCACGAGGTTTTCAGTCGCCTGGATCCGGTCATGACCTGCGAAACCGCCGGTTACCTGATCGAGAACACGCAGAGCTGATTCTCTCCCCTGATCCCATAGAGGGCGGGTCTGGATGACCCGCCCTCGAAAACGAGGAGCAAACATGAAGATCATCACCAATCGAAACCTGAGCCTGAAGGGCAAGGTGACACCGGCCGGCAAACCGATGGATCTGCCAAAGGTCGATGCCGAACGCATGATCAAGAAGGGCTTTGCCCGGCTTCCTGACGATCCCCCGCCCGTGGTGGATTTCAGCGAGCCCGGATTGCTCAAGCTGAGTCCGGACCGCATTGAGGAGTTGGCCGTCGAAATGGGTTTGGAAGGCAAGCCCAACCTTTCCAAGGAGGAGCGCATCAAGTGGATACTTGAGCGTAAAGCCATGGAAACAATGAACTTCGATTACCTTTCCGGCCTTGCGCCAGAAAGCATTCGCGCCATCGCGGATGACATGGGAATCGATCATTCATCCATCAAGCAGACCCGCGACCTGGTGGACGAGATCCTGAAGATCTCCAAAGAACAGCGCGAGGCCGAGGAAGAGGCGGCCAGAAAATCTGCCGAAAAAGAGGATAACCTATTCGATCCAGAGCAGTTCAGTGACTTCAACGGGGAAGCACTGGAAGCATTGAATAAGGACGAGCAGATCGAGCTTCTGAAGCACCTGGGCGTCTCCGGTTACAGTCGCTGGAATGAAGGCGAGCGCATTCTCGCTATTATGGAAAATCGTCCGCCAGAGGACGGTGCGTGATGAAGAAGTGGCTGATCACAAACTCCACCACCATCTCCGAGGGCAACCAGCCTTCGGAGACCTTCACCGCGGGTGAGATCGTGGAATTGCCGGATGACCACCTGATGGTGAAGCGTGGCCTGGCCGTAAAGCCGCCGCGCAAAACCAGGGAGCAGAAGGACTGATGGCACTCTCAGGCTACACCACCCGCGCAAAGGTCTCCGACGAGCTGCCCACCAGCCTGCCGACAGGCATCGACAACGATTACATCGATGCGCGGATCCTGGAGGCGACTGCGGAAGTGGATGGTGCCGTAGGGCCGTTGTTCAGTGCCGGGTACAATTCCAATACTCAGAAGTTCGATCCGGACAATGTGCCCGCCATCATCGATCGCATCACGAGGGAGCTGACCGTTGCTCTGATCCTGCGCCGGATCAAGCAGATCAATCGTGACGGTGACGAACCCAGCGGCGCCACCTCCATGGAGAATCGGGCATACCGGATGCTCAAGCGGATTCGCGAGGGTGATCTGGAAGTGATCGATCCGGATGGTGCCCAGCTGGGGTCCAGCAGCGACGTCTATCACACCCACGCAAATGCGGAACCGGCCATGCGCCGTGCCCGCTACGACGATGAAGGCGAGCTCATCGATGACGAGAACGGCAGCGTGGACACCTTTGACTGGTAGGGGATCATGGAGTTCAGACTGAATATCTCCCGCGACGAGATCCGGCCGGCCCTGAAACGGCTGCGTGGCCGGGCCATCGATCCCCGCCCGTTCTTCAAGCGGGCCAAGGTTGTTCTGATAAAATGGACCCGGGAAACATTTGACCAGCTGGGCAATGGCGGTAGCTATCGCGGCGTGGAATGGCCGTGGTTCGCTCCGCAGTACACGCGCAAGGACGGGACTGTGGTCCCGGCCGAGGGCGGCGTGGCAAAGGTCCGGGGCGACGGTGTTGTCCAGGGACGCCTGCGTCCGTCCGGGGCGCGTGTTACCTCCAGCTCACAGCTCATGCGGGACAAGGGGCGCATGTCTCGCGAGGGCGGTTTGAGTAGCCGCATGGACCGCAACAAGCTGGAGCTGCGCAGCGGGATGAAGTATGGCGGCCACCAGCAGAAGCTGCGTCCGTGGCTGTTCATCAACGCCCCGTCCGAAGTGAATACCCTGCGCAATATGTTGATCAAAAGCCTGGAGCGTGCCTGATGGCCGATAACCAGTACAACACCCTTGAAACCCAGATGGTCACCGCCCTGCAGGCGGATACCTGGCTGGGCGACTCGGACAATGTCACCACGATCCAGCAAAAGATCTCCGGCCGCCTGGAAGAGGTTGGGGAACACGAGCTCCCTCTGATCGGCGTGATGGTCACCGGAGGCAGTGATGAACTGCCGGGGGATGAGACGTCTTTCGGAGCGTTTGACTTCACCGTGGACATGGTCCTGGAGATCGTGGTCGCTGGTGCGGATCTGAATGCGCTGGATACCAGCGCGAAAAGAATTGTGGCGGAAGTCCGCCGATTGATCAGGGAGATGAAGGATTCGGGCAGCATCCTCAGCGGAAACGCACAGAACATCGACAACGGATCGTTCGAGATCACCTGGTTCCCCCTCAAGCAGGGGTGGGCCGTTACCGGGACCACGGAAGTGATCGTGGCCCTTGAAGAGGAGAACTGATATGTACAAGGGACATGGCCGCAAATTATATGTATCCTTTTTCAGCAAGGAAGCGGCGTATGATACGGCCGAAACGGTCGATTGCGAACTGCGCGTAAACAGCCAGCCGGGCGAGCCCATCGTCGAGACCGACAACGATCGGGACGAGATCGGGTCCAACGAAGAGGGAAACAACACCTGGGAGGTTGCCAACCGGATCGAGATCCCCATTGAGCAATCCAAGCTGCGGCCAAACACATTGGCCGGCATTGCCACCTATGCACTGGGATCCATCAGTAGCGCCCAGGAAGGCGCTTACGACAGCTACGTCCACACGATCACGCCGCTATCGACGTATGAACTGCCGTCCTTCACCGTTGAGGACAAGCTCCATGGCTCCCTGCAGCGCAAGTATTCCGGCGTTTTCATCAATGATTTCACCCTTTCGTGCCAGCGCAAGGGGTTCTGGAGTATCGCGGCAAATTGCATCGGCAGCGGCACGGCCGCTGCCGGCAGCGAAAGCCCCAGCGCTATTAGCGAGAACCCGCTGATGGCCGGTATCGCGAAGGTCTGGAGTGGTACCGGATACGATGGCAGCGTGAGTCAGAACAAAACGACCGCAGACCTCAGCGGGTCCAGCGACCTGACCTCCCGTATCGTCAGCGCGAACTGGGGATACAACAACAACTGTAACGTGGATGACGGGTATTACTGGAATGGTGACGGTGTCCTGGAGAGGGCCGTGCGCGGCAAGCGCAGCCAGACCCTGTCCATGACCCTGGAGCTGGATGCCGGCGCCGCTGAGCTGGCCAGCATGACCAGCCTGTCGAACAAGGGCATTGAGTTCGAGGTCTATGGCAGCAGCAAGGTGGATGGCGATGGAGCCAATTACTTCGGCTTCAATCTGATCTTCCCGCTGGTGAATATCGTCAAATGGAAACCCATGGGGCTTTCCGGTGACATCATGACCGTGGACGTGGAATGCGATGTTCTGCAGCACGCCACCCACGGCAGCGTCCTGCTCACGGTCTATAACGCCCAAGCAGCTTACGCGGGGTGATGAATGGCTTTCAGACTTGGTGGTCCGCCGCGAGAATTTGAGATCATGGATGGTGGGGAAAGGTGCGTTCTCCTCTATTCCCCGCCATCCACCGACCAGATCCTGCGTTTTCATCTGGATGGCACCCGCAAAGCAGCGATGGCTGCAGCACAGGGCCAGGGTGAAGACGCGCTACGCAAGATCATGGAGTCGGTTACCCGCGAGAAGCTGATCGCTTCCGCGCTTGACCTGGTTGTGGATTGCCGCGGCTATGAGTGCTTGCAGCCGGATTCCTCTGGGGATGTCGAAGTAGGTGGCGAGAAGTATAGCTGGAAACAGCTGGGCCAGGATATCCAGGACTGGAAAACCCACCTGGAGGTCAGCGCTGGCCACCATTTGCTATTGCTTGCCAATCATGTGTTCGGGGCAGTGATCAATAGCCCCAGCGCCGCTCGGTTTCTCCCGAAGGATAAAAAGGATGAGCTGGTGGATGCCGCCGAGAAGTCGGAAAAGGACCAGGCTGATTTAAAAAAAAACTGAAGGAGGCCCTGCGGGTTGTTCTCGGGAAAGATGACTATGAAGACTGCTTGCATTGCGAATTGTTTCTCCTCCCAGATTCCGAGCGTGAACAGTTTTGTAGCCGCTGCCCGTCCCGCGAAATGGAGCCCCTTATCCAGTACGTTCAAAACATGCTGAATATATTGAAGATACGGGAAACGGCAGGGCACATCGACGTGAATATGCTGTCCCTGGACGACTGGGCTATTCTGGCATTCCTGGAACGTGAGCGGGCAGAAATCTGGGGAGAGTCACAATGACAACAACATCTCGCGCCGTTCTCGAGCTGCTCTACCGGGACAAAGCCTCGAAGGGCGTCCAGCAGAGCCAGAACAAAATTTCAGGGGCGCTGAAGAATATGACCTCATCGGCCCTGACGTTCGGGGCGGCACTGATCGGCCCAACCGCTCTCATTTCCGCAGTGAACCAGGCCACCGAAGCCTTCAATCGCAAAGAGCAGGCCGTGGCGACCATGGAACAAGTAATGAAATCCATGGGGCGCTATACGCCAGAGCTCAGCGCTCGAATGCAGGAGTATGCCAACACGCTTCAGAAGGTGACCCTGTTCAGCGACGAAGCGATCATCGAAGGAATCGGGTTTCTGCAGACATACAAGCAAATCGGTGATGACGTTATGCCCCAGGCCATCAGCGTGATGGCCGATATCGCTCAACTCATGGGCGGGGACATGCGGACGGCTGCAAATAAGGTCGGCAAGGCGGCCATGGGGCTCACCGGCGAGCTGCGGGAGGTTGGCATCACGATTGACGATGACGTTGCCGCTTCCGGGGATTTCGTCGCGATCCTGGGCGAAATCGAAAAGCAGGTCGGGGGCGTTGCACGCGCCGCCGGCGATACTGCCGCCGGAAAAATCGCACAGATGAAACACGCCATGAATGACGCTGGCGAAGCAATGGGCGCTTTGTTATCCCCGGCCGTCATCAGCGGGGCGGGGTTTCTCGAAGCACTCGCGAATTCCGCACAGAAAGTAGCTGAAGCCCTTCAACGAATGGGGCAAGTGAACTATGGTGAGCAGCTGGTCACCTTTGGCGAGGATCTGCAGAAATTCGCAGGCGAGGTTTCGGAGATGTCCGGGCTGGAGCTCGCTAAAATGCTGGAAGAGCTGAACGCCGAAGTGGCTGATCTTGACACCAATGTCGCAAACGCCACCGAGAACCATGAACTTTTGTATGCAAAGCTGAAAATCGTTGGGGAACTCTATAACTCGCAGCTTATGCAGCTGGGAGATCTGAATGGCAAATTGCGAGAACACAACGAGCTGGTGATAAAATCGGCGCAGGCGTATGAGCAAGCCGCTTTACCGGCTGCCGACTACTCTACCTGGCTTTCAGACTGGTTCCCTGTCGCCGTTGGTTACGTTGACCAATTTGCCGACTCCCTGGCCTACGCCACCCTGCAGGGGCAGCATCTTGGCAAGGCCCTGTTGAATACAGTTGAATCACTGATGGTCCAGCTTACGGCAAAAGCCGGCCTGCTGACGCTCTTTTATGGGCTCCTCACTGCCATGGGTATCGGCGCCCCGATTACGGGGATCGGGTTTGGTAATTTTCTCACCAAATCCCTGTTCGGCTTCGCCAGCGGCGGGGATTTCATCACCAACGGCCCCACGCCGATCCTGGTTGGGGACAATCCCGGCGGGCGGGAGCATGTCCAGGTCACGCCGCTATCCAGCCCCAACGTGAACGGGCCCCAGGGTGGCGCCACCACAATCCACCTCAGCTTTGATGATGCCGGACTCCGCGACCTGGTCCGGGTGCGCATCAACGATGAGCTGGTGGATATGTCGCGCAGCGGTCAGTCTGACCTGGTGGTGAAAACCTGATGCAGCTGCAGATCTACCCGGCCGGCGCCACGGTGTCATGGGACGATGAGGACGTGGATCATCTGGTCTATGAGAGTCGGTATTCCATTGAAATTATTGAATTTGAAGACCTTTCGCGAATGGCCTACGAGTTGGGCGGTCCGTTCGTGCGGCTGGAGTGGCACCTGGCCCATCTCACATCGACGGACTATGGCAACCTCAAAACCTTCTGGGATGGTGCAAACGGCAAGCACAGCCGCCTGGCGCTGACGGGCTTCAACGCCACGACCTACGCTGTGCGCTGGATCAACAGGTTCAATTTCCAGCTTACTCCCGGCCTTCATGGCCGCTACAACGGATCGATCATTTTACAGGAGTACACCCCCTGATGGCTACCACGATCTGCGCTCTCTACTACCCGGATCAGGCCGGTGCCACGGACAGCGTGGTCTGGCAGGATAATGATCGGCGGCCCAAGGTCCCGGCGGATCCCATCATGGACGACAATGCCGAATACGCACTGAATGCCGGCGGCAACCTGCTGAGCCGCAGTGCCGGGGAGGAGCGCCGGCGCTTCACGCTTGTTTTGAATAACATCGACGCCACGACCATCTCGGATCTCGAAACGTTTTTCAAAAACGTCAAGGGAGCCCTGGAAACCTTTGAGTATTTGCACACGGACTCGGTGCTGTACACCTGCCGCTGGATCAACAATTTCAAATATTTACGCAAGAAAAACAGTTTCCACGACATCACCCTGGAGCTGGAAGAAGAGATCAGCTGATGAAGACCGCCAGCGCCGGATACAATACGGCCATCGCCGCCAGCAGCAGTGCCCCCACGGTGCTGGTGAAGCTCGAGCTCAGCAGCTCCACCCTCTACCTGTCCACGAAAGACATCACCGTGAGCGGCCAGGCCTATGATGGCCGCCTGCTGGGGGATATCAACATATTTGAAAAGGCAAACTGGCGGCGAGGAATCTGCCCAACCGGGGACATTACGCTCGAATTCAACAACCTGGATGACTGGTTCGGCGGATATGACACGGAGATATGGGGAAACGCAACCGTCACCATCTGGCAACACATGGACAGCCTGACCCTGGCCAACAGCCTTCAACGCTTCAAGGGGAAGATCAGGGGGAACAGCCCCACGGTAACGGAAAAGAAAGTATCGATAAATGTTTCAGAGGATTGGGATTGGGCAAGAACCACCACAATCCCCGATTCAGTCGTTGAGGGACCCCCATGGACAAATGCACCCCCCGAAAGTATTGGGAAAGCTTTGCCGGTTGTCTATGGAGCCCGCGCATATAACCTGTGCAAAACGGTGGCGGCAGTCACCTCTTTTGAGCGCAAGCACAATTTGGTAAAAGCGATACAGGTAGACACTCAAATGGGTGGCGGCCTCGCGGTTTGGTACATTGCTGGCCATAAACTTGATTCTATCACAAATTTATGGGCATACGACACTGGTCTCAAGCGCCTGGTAAAGGTGAGTTCTTATTCAACCGTTCAAAACACCTCTGATGGTTGCATTGTCTCTGTGTCAGTCCCTATGACCCTGATCGATTACCATTTACCCAGTGGTGATTATTCAACTAACGAGGCCAACACATCGTCAGTCTCGGACCCGGAAGATGGTTGCGATTCTGATAATGACACAAATGCCACGCTGGAAGCAGAAGATGCCGCTGGACACCTTGACGAAGGCTGGTGCTCCCTAACTGTCGAAATGCCAGACTGGGATCAGGATGTAGACGACTCCGACATCTCTTCGGTTAAGCTGTACTCCCGAACTGATGCCAGCGGCATTCTGAATGGCACCTTCTATGTACAGGGGGGCTATGATCTCACGGGAAACTCGTCTTCTTTATATGCACTACTCTTTACTATTCCAGGGGCTTCAGCCACCAAGGCGCTTATTGAAAGCGATGTTGTCTTTCACTGTCGCGGCGCATGGGGAATGCCACCACCCTTCGACAACAACTCTGGCAAAGTGTACATGGCGTTCAAGGAAATTACCTATAGCAAGAATGAATCTTTTCAGATTTATGCGGAGGTCAATGGGTGGGAGTATGGTTCCTGGGTATCGTCGCGAGCCAGCCATCCAGACACATCAACCCCCGGGAATGGTGGCTGCATTGAAAATATGGGTGGGATAATAGAGTCTCTTGTGAGGGAGTATGGGGGAGTAACCCCCAACACTTCGGCGTTTGACACGCTTGCGACAGGATTCGGAACAGATTCAATTCAGGGGCTGTTTGACTTGCCTGAGCAGAACAATCTCTATGATCTCCTAGACGAGCTATGCCAGCGGCAGAATGTCATCATGTACAAAAATGAGGATGCCGAAGTAACGGTAAGCAGGCACACTGCTGGATCGGCGTCCATCAAAAGCTTTACGTCTGCAAATATAGTTAGGGGGTCGTTGTTAGCTCAAAAAATGTCCATCACGGACGTCTATAACGATATCACACTTAAATATATGCGAAATCCAGACGGCAGCGAAATGCAGGAAGAAGTGAATGACGATGATGCAACCAGCCAATCAAATTACGGGACTCGAGTAAAAAACATTAACGACCGGTTTGTTGGTGACTCTAGTGGGGCCGGGGCAGAAAATGACCTTAATAAGGCGCTTTGGAAAGACCAGAGAACGATTGTCGAATTCGATACCAACCTGGAAGGCAGCACTTTGGAGCGGGGGGACATCATCGATGTGACCCACAACGCTGGCGGCTACAACTGGAGTGCGCAAAAATTTGAAGTTTTGGAGATCCGGCAGAAGGGGCGGATTGTCCATGTCAAAGGGTACGAATACTCGTAACTCAGGAGGTGACCCGTGATCCCACCTGCATCCACTCCCGAACAGGACGCCAAGGTCCGCGAATTCATCCTGGCCCATCCCACATTGTCTCGTAAAAAAGCAGCCGAACAATGCGGGGTCACAGAGTCCGTTGTTCGCCGCGTGAAGCACAAAATGGCCAAGCAGGCAAGTTTGCCTGAGCCCGAAAAGCCCATCAAGCTGCGCGGCGCCATCCCGGCCGCGAAAATGATTGACGAATTTGACCTGCCCAAAAAGGTCCGCGAAGCATTGCCCATGCTGAAGGGGGCGGTGATTCAGGACAATGACTTCCGTATGTCTCTTGGCGTGGACACCACGCGCTGGGCTCGCGTCAAACAGCTCGGTGAGTTTCAGTCGTACATGATGAAGGTCCAGGGCAAGCTCTACTGGGGCGATCCCGTTGCCTTCGAAGAGCTGCAGCAGAAGATGGACGTCTTATGAAAACCAAGATAAAAGGGGCGAAAAGCCCTGACCAGGTCAAGCGCGAGCTTGAGCCGGATCCAGTCGTTCGGGATCTGCGGGCTCAGGTGACTCGCCTCGAGGGAACCATCAAAAAGATCCGCGAGGAGGAAGGCCGCTCTGAAAACATCATGTTCGATATGCTCCAGGCCATCCCGAAAGCCCGCGCAGCTCGCCTGAAATACACGCCGAAACGGGGGGGGGCTGCTGTCAGCTCGCCGGTGGAAGCCGTGCTGTTCCTTAGCGATTGGCACTATGGCGCCGTCCAGCCGTCGGAAGAGATCGAGGGCATCAACGAATTCTCACCGGATATTGCAAAGCGCAGGATTCGCATGCTGGTGCGCAAGTTTGTGGACTGGGTGTCCGTCCATCGCAGCGGCTACCGCGTGGACGCCCTGCGCGTTGTTGTGGCCGGGGATCTCATCAGTGGTGATATCCATGAAGAGTTAAAGATCACCGCGGCATTCCCCAGTCCGGTACAGGCGGCAAAAGTTTCGTATCTGCTTGCGGATACCATCGCCGCGCTGAGCGAGCACTTTAAAACGGTGGAGGTGGATTTTATAACTGCTGACAACCATTCGCGATTTACCCGGAAGCCGCAATCGCGGGAGGAGGGTTTAAACTCATACGGGTACATCATAGCCCATCTGACAAATGAGCGGCTGCGGCACCTTAAAAATGTTAAATTCAATATTCATGCGCTCTTACAGAAGGTTATCCATGTCGGTCGGATTGCCTACCTGGTGACCCATGGGCATGGAATCCGGGGCTGGGCCGGCGTTCCTTTCTATGGCATTGAGCGAAAGGTCGGGCGCGAGGCCGTGAAGCGTTTGCACGTGGAAGAGGGCTTGCGTCCGGATCTACGATTCGATAAACTTCTGACAGCTCATTTCCATACATCTTTCAACTCGCCGACATTTATGATCAATGGCAGTTTAAGCGGCACGGATGCCTATGATCACAAGGAGGGACGGTTCAGCAGGCCAACACAAAATGCCTGGCTGGTACACCCAAAACATGGCGAGTTCGACTGGACGCCATTTCGCCTCGATTAGCCCTAATCGGGGCGGGAATGGGACGTAGTGACCCGCAAACCCTTACTGGATAAGGGCGTTCTGGGGGTTCGAATCCCGCTCTCGGCACACCTTTCTAAACTCAATATTCTCAACGTAAGCCCCTGATTGTCAGGGGCTTATTTGTTTTTTCATGGTGGCTCATGACCGCTTATAATGTCCCATATATGGGGATGCGGGGACAAAATGGGGACAGAATTTCAGGGGGTAAAAATTGAGGGGGCCAGGGGACAAAATAGGGACATGGGATCGGGAGTGGATTACTTCAGCTGATTGATCAACGTCCGCGCCAACTCCAGGTTCGGGTGTGTGTAATCCATCGTCACTCGGCTGCTGCTGTGGGTCATCAGGATCTTGCGGTCCTCGTAACCGGTGCCATGGTTGCGCAGCTCGTTGTTGAAAGCGACCCGGAAGCTGTGGATCGTCAGACGCGGGTTCCAGTCCTCACGCACCACCATGCGCTTGAATGAACTGTGCGCCCGCTTGTACCACGACTCCGGATTCTCGTGGAACAGGTATCCCCTGAAATTCAACAGCAGCTCCTCGAGGCTCTCGTGGATCGGCGTCCCCGCCGGCTCGTCGGTCTTCCGGGTGCCGTCCAGTACGATCACCCGGAAGTCTTTATCGATCTGGTCCGACGTCAGCGCGGCCACATCGATGGCCCGCAGCCCCGTGAAATACAGCACCTGGTAATAGGTGCCGAAACGTGCATCCTTAAAGGCCGTTTCCCGCTGTTCGCGGTGAATGGGCGGGAAAGGGTTCCGCACAAGCTTCGGAAGCTTGAGCAGTGGCGAATCACAGGGGTTCAGCCGCAGATGCCCGCGGAGGATGGCATGCTCGAAAAGCCGCCGCAGCGCCCCCACCTCTTCCTTGATCGTCTTCGGCGATCTGCCGGCCCGAGTCCGCGCATTCACGAAGTCCTGGATCTCGTCCACCTGGATCTCTTCCAGATAGATGGCCGTATGCTCCAGGTGTTCCGTGAAATTCTTCAGGCATTGCACCTGCCGGCGATAGTAACCGTCGCTGATGCCGATCTCGATTTGGGCCAGATGCCTGTCGTAGAAATCGCAATACCGAATGGGCTCCGGCATGGCCCGCAGATCCCAGCGCCGCAGCTCCAGGTCGTCTCGGAATTTTGCCAGTATCCGTTCCGCCGCCCGCCGGCTGATAGGACCCAGGGACTTGCGCACGGATCCCGGCTCCCCATGACGGCCATGGGTCAGATACCAGGACTTGCCATTTTTGTAAATCTTTGCCAAGACTTGCTGGGTTACCTGTTGGGATTTATTCCCTGTGCGCCACGCTCCGCAGCAGCGGAGCTGACCCGTGCCACCCGGGCCAGCGGGGGCAAATAGAATCTGATGCTGGCATTGACGTGCGTGACTTTTCCATCGACGTGCTTTTGCTGCGCACTTCCAGTCTCGATATAAAATGTCGCGGCGCGAAAGGGGATGCCGAAGGCGGCGGAAAACCCTTTCGCCTTTCCGGGGAACACGATTTCGTAAAAATCCAGAAGCTCCTGCTCTTCCTCTGTCAGCTCATAATGAGGATTCGATTGTCCGAACCCGATGTCAATGAAGGGGCGGCACCCGTCTGGGTTTTTCCAGTCCGCGCCATATAGTTGTTCCGTGGTCGGCTCCGCTGGTGGTGGCGTTTTGGGTAAGGACGTTTTGGGTAAGGGCGTATCGTCCCGGTATAATACCTTACCGTCACCGGTCTTGATCAGGCGAACGTATTGCAGGGGGTAACCGCCCCTTGATGACTCAGCCTCATAAAATACAGTGGTTTCCGACAGATTGATAACATCGCAAACAAAGGCCGTATCAGGCGCTTTTTTGCTCCAGATCGAATCTGGTTTATCCATCCCCCATGCATGTAGACCGGTCAGAATTAATAAACAGATACCGATGAACCCCTTCATAATTACCCTCCAGATCCGTGCCAGCCATATACCGTATTCTCTTATCTATTGACATATAACTAATATGGTCATTGATCATTATGTGCCAATACCATACCTTTTTGCCTTTGGGGTAGAGCCAGCGGCTTTGTTCATCACATCATCAGGTTCATCGTTCTGGTTCCATCCCTCTTCAGTTAAGTAGGCATCGTCTGCTGCAAGTATTCGTATACTTTTTTTTAGCGTTTCGATCTTGTCGAAGCAGTCATTGATCAGTTCCTCTTTCTCCTGGAGCAGACACTGGGCCGCCGGCGTGATATCCTTCTGGGTGTAGAGCGGGGCAGGCTCCTTCAGCTCGTTTCCCCGATGGTCCTCGCCGGTAAGGACCCAGTCGGCATCCACACCATAAAGGGCCTGAAGTGCCAGGGCAATGGTGCGACGAAGTTCAACCCCGCCACGCAATATTTTGTGAAAATGGGAGCGCTCCATTCCAAGGTCCCTGGCTGCTTGTGCGATGCTAACGCCCCGTATTTCTAAGACTTTACGAACTCGATCTCCCTGTGTTATAAGCGCACCCCTTTTCAATCAATAATGCTTGCATGTGAGGGTTTAGCGCATTACGTTTACCAGCGAAACATGAGTGCTAAACCCTCACATACTTCAGACCAGCACAAGGAGCTTCGCAAAGCATTGATCGATCTGGACCTGACGATGGCCGATGTCGCGGCGGTAGCCGGATGCTCATCGATGTTCGTCAGCTACGTCGTAAGGGAGAAGCGCAATGCCGACTCTCCCATGGGACGCCGTGTCCGGTACGTGGTCGATAATCTCATAAGGAAGCGGCATTTGCCATCTTCCGACGAGATCCCCGTGGCTGCTGTTTGACAAAAAATCCGGGGGCTGCTCTGTAGGTTGGCGCCTGAAGCAGCCCCCCGCAACGAAGGGATAATGACCCATCGTGCCTGTTGTGAAATGTAACATAATCTCACTTTTCAGCCTAAAACCAAACCCGGGTAGTATCATAATCAGACTCATGGCGTCCCATGATAGGCCCCGGGTGTGTGATAATGACACTCCGAAACGACATTGATTATCGGAATGATCCGGACTGGATCACCTACCAGCAGGCGGCGGACCACTTCCAGGTCAAGGTGGATTTCATTCGCCGCATCCCCTACGAGCAGCTGCGGCGCGTCAAGCTGGGCCACCGCACCGTTCGCATTCACAAACAGGACCTCAAAATCTACATCGATCAGAGGAGAAGGGAGACCAACTGTGGCAGACAAACTGTTGCCCCATGAAGCCATGACCGTAGCCATTGCGCAGCATCGCAAGGGCCATGATCAGATCGCTTTCGATGCCGATATCGTCAATTTGCGCACCGGCAAGATCAGCCGGGACCGCCTCTATGAGATCCGCAGCGGGGACGTGGAGCCCTACGCCCGCGAGCTGCGGCGCCTGGCCCGGGCCATGGGTCCCCGGGAATTCCTGCCGGTGATGATGGCCTATTTCGACACCCTGTACCGCATTCGGCCATTGACGGAGCTGGAGCTCAACGGCGATACCCAGGACGAAGCCATGCGCCTGATGGTGGTCCTGGGCGAGATCTCCGACAAGCTGCTGGAGAAGCAGGGTGCCACCAACGACATCTACAACCTGATCGAAGAAATGCGCGACCTGCTGGACCGCCTGCAGGCCGAGCTGTCTGGAGTCGAAGCATGAACAAGATGAAGAAGATCCCGCCACCGCCGCCGGAGCAGCCGACAGAGCCGCAACAGATCCCCCTGGGAACCATTTTCCAGACAAAGTATCCAGACGGCCGGATCACCATCGGCATCGAATGGGCGGTCCAGATCCCCATGGCCGACGCGGCGGACATCCTTCACAACCTGGAGGTCACCGCCATCACTCAGGCCGTGAAATCCCGATTCATGCAGAAGTCGAACCTGGTGGATCCCCACACCGGCGAACGCCTGCCGGCCACGGAGGGAGGTCAGGGATGAGAACCTTTGGGATCAAGGGCGGCCCGGGACCGGCCAGCAGCGAACGCCCCTGGGTGTTTGCCATCCTGGTGGTCCTGGCCCTGTTTGCCATGTTGATCATCGGCCAATTCAGCACGGGGGTGTATTCATGACACAAACCTCTAAAAAACAACGCTTTCTGGGCTTTATGATGGATCATCATCTGGAATGGGTCCCGAACAACAGCCTGACGCGCATGTTCGGCTGGAGTTTCAACCAGCGGAAAAACGAGATGCAGCGCCTGGGCGGCATCCAGTTCGAGACCCGCAACGACGATGACAAGCCCGGCCTGGTCTGGTATCGGCTGGTCACGGACCCGGCCTTGATCGATCTGTCCCGCTGCTGTCTGAAATCCCGCGTCAAGAACACCCTGCGGGAGATCAACCGCAGGGCGGAGGCGCGGGAGAAGCAGCCGAAGCAGGTGCCTCAACTCAGCGAATCCGACACCCGTTCCATTCAGTCGAGTTTCAATTTCTAATGCCGCGCTTTGCTACAAACGGCCAGAAGGCCACCATCCAGATCCTGCGGAAAAAGCTCCCGGAGCATACCGAGGACTGGTGGCGCGACTATGTCCGTCCCTACCAGAGCCTGGGGCGCGTCAGCAAGCTGACCTATCGGAATGCGAACAAGCTGATCCGCAAGCTCAAATATGATTTGAATGAAGAATGACCGACATCAGCAACACTTACCGCCAGCTGCGCGATCGTGCGAACCGTCTGGGCCAACAACTGGACGCCATTGAACACACGTGTTTCGTGAAAGGGCTGCATCCTTCCGCCATGGCGGAGTTGAACGGTATCCGGGCACGGCTCCACCGGCTGCGGCGGGATCTGGCGGAGGTCGCCCTGGAGCTGCTGCTGCAGCGGGGACACAATGGCCGCAGCTATGCGCTGCCCATCAGCCGCCAACAAGCCATCAAACGCAATCCGAGGGGACTATGAGCGAGATCCATGTCTGTTCCACGCGCAAGGTGACGCTGTGGAGCTACCGGGACACCACGGGCGCCTGGCGCTACAATCATTTGCAATCCGGCCACGCCCACACACGCATACCGCAGCCCATGAACGCCGCCCAGGAGACCGCCTGGACCGGGCGCGACTGGAAGCGGGAGCATGGCGTCATGAACGCGGATAACGTGGTAAAGGTAACCGCATGAACATGATTGATAATCTGCTTCTGTACCGGATATGGGGCTCGCTGTTTGGTGGGGATTCGCCAGATGGATTTTCTTCATCGTTCAAGAAATATCGGCCCGCGAAAGCAAAACAGCCTCGAAACCGCCAGCGGCCGGGGACATGCAGTCACCGGATGAAGGCCCGCGGGAAAATGGCGCGGGCGGCGGCCGCACGGAGACAGTCAGGGGAATGGCTATGAATGCAGACATGATCAAGACGACCTGGTCCGAGGAGCAGTTGAGTCGAACCCTGCGCCGGAACAAGGTCAAGGGGGCAGATGTCCAGCCGGTGGGGACTATTTTCGCAACGGATAACTACAGTATTTTCAAGGGTGTAAAAGGAAATCGAAAGCTCAGCGCCGCACATTTGAAAAAGCTGAAGAGTTCAATCGAAGAGCAGGCCCTGTTTTCACCCATTCTGGTGAATGACCGTTTCGAAATCATCGACGGCCAGCATCGTTTCGCCACCTGGAAGGACCTGGGCATGCCGGTGCTGTTCATTATCCAGCCGAATTACGAGCTGCCGGAGATCCAGCGCCTGAACGTGAACCACAAGAACTGGTCCACGAATGACTACATGAACACCTACATCGATCTGGGCATCCAATCCTACAAGGATTACAGAACGCTCAAGGAGAAGTACCCTTTCAACCACACGGTGCTGCTGGGAATCATTCATCAATCGGATCGCAGGGAGCAGGGCCAGCTAGCGGAGTTCAAGGCGGGAAAGTTGGCTCGGTTTGATACGGAAAAAGCCGTACAGACAGCCGACCAGATCATGGAGCTGGAAAAATATTTCGAGAAGTTCACTTCCCGCAGTTTTGTTTATGCCTACCTCAAGGTCTTGAAGTCCCCTGATTTCAACCATCAGGATTTCATCATGCGGCTGGACAAGGGGCACCAGTTGCACGCGGCCATCACCACCGAAAATTATCTGCGCCAGATCGAAAGCATCGTGAATTACCGGCGCCAGAAGAGAGTGAGGTTGTTTTGAAGGAGCTCTACACCGCAGATCTCATTCAGATGATCAACGATATGCGGCATGCCCTGGAGGACGCAGGCCAGGAGGACACTGCAGCATTCTATGGTAGAAAACTTTGGCAACTAACCAAACCGGATGGGATCAGTCCGTTCAGCTCGGGGTATCTGGATCATCCCGAGATTGAAACCGTGGATGTTAATGGCCGATTGCAAGCGGTCAAGAAAATGGGCATGGCCCAGCTGCGTGCGGTCATCACCTATCCAGGAAGCCAGAAAACGGTCCGTAAGGCGGCCATGAGCCGTTTGCGGAAACTGGAGCGGTCATGAGCGGGAGACGAGCCAAGAAGATCCGGCGCGCTGCTCGCAAGGCTTTGCGCAAAAATTACGAGGAATGGATCGACACGGTCAGGGAGATCGAGTTCGGTCACCGTCTCAGCGTGCTGCTGACCTGTGTGTTCCGCGTGGATGAATTCTGGCAGGGGCGGCTTATCATGTGGGGCATTCTGCTTTGCTGCATGCTCCTGGGCTGTGGGCTCACCCTCGCGATCGAAACCGTGATCAAATGAATTACAGGGCACCAGAAGCGCCATGGTCAGATCTCCCTTCATATACGGGCGGAGGCCGCCCAGGTGCCCTCAGAACCCCCCAAAGGCCCGTGGCATTGCTGTCGTCCGCTGCGGGCCTCAGAATTGAAAGCCCGGTGTTCAAATGACGCAACCCTCACATCGTACTCCTTCTCAAAAGCAACCCGGCCGCGTCAGCCAGGATGCCGGGCTTTTCTCCCTGCTGAATGATCCCCACCGCGCCAAGCGCGAAACCTTTCTGAACGGCCAGGTCGCCTGCCGTGTGGGTCGTAAGGCCGGGGCAAATCCTTTTAACGAGCAGTCCCGCTGGCACCGTTACTGGCGCGACGGCTGGACTTTTGAAGCAAAGCGGAGGCGGGTATCATAATGGAACTTATCCTGTTGATTTTTATGGGGTTTTTCTGTGTCGCCAGCGTGAGTCTGAATCTGAGGAGGGATCGCAATGCCTAACATGATGCCCAGCCATCCATTCACGACGATGAAGCCGCGGGAGTTTGCGCCATCGGAGCCTTGCATCAGCAGGCTGTACTGCCGGCGCATGGAGCTGATGAACCGACTGCTGGATCTGCGGCTGAAAATTCGCGGCCTGATCATCACTCGAGACTGGCGGATCAACGACCACCGGACCCTGAACTATCGCCAGCGCATAAAGCCGCTCAAGGTCCTCCTGGATGATGTCCAGGCACTGATCAAGTCCCTGGAAGATCGTGACTATCTGCTGGGGATCTGTGGCGGTGACGCGGACACGCTGAAAGATGTTATGTCCAATATGATCAATAATTTAGAAGAACAGTACCAAGCAACGCGGCGGATATGAACAAACCAAGTTCAGTACCTGTTAACGTGGGATTCGCCGTGGCCCTCCAGTACCCGGGAGGGCGGTCTCACCGGAGCGATGGGCCTGCCATGGGAACTGCATTGAGACCTGCAGACGGCATGGATGCAAGGGACCCTGAGCGAGCTGCAATTTGCAGCAAAATAGACAGCGAAGAGGGGCTGGTTCACGCCCCTCTTCAAAGTATTTCAGAAGGGGAGTATCATGCGTAAACTTTTATTTATCATTGCCTTAGTGTTGTTTGTGACCGGCGCTGCCTACTTGGGCGCTGTCTTGGGTAAAGCGTCCCTGCTTTCGGTTGTGGCTGCCATTGCCATTTTGTTTTGCGGCGTCGTTTTCGGCATGTTCGTGGCTTCGTTGTGCGCCACCAGCGGGCGGGCGGATCTGGAGACGCGGATCATGCAGCTTGAGCGCGAGAACCAGCAGCTGGTGGGGCAGGCATGAGCGCGTGGCTGTACAAATTCCGCCTCATCAAATGGGGTTTTTGCGAGAATAAATGGGTGTGGTTTCACATCCTTGGCGGGGGTGTTCTGGCACATTTTCTCCTGCTTTTCTTGCCTCCCGGGCCTGTCTTTTTACTGCTATTCTTCGCGGCCATTTGGTGGGAATTTCTGGAAGCGGTTTCCGCCGATATCAAGGTCGTTTATGGCAGCTGGGAACACTTCTTTTTTGATGCCGCGGGCGACATCCTGGGCACGCTTTTTTGTGCCATTTTGGTGGTCATATAGGTGCGGTGGTTCAAGCACAGATCCGACGCCGCGGACGACGAATCACTGGCCGCCATGATCGATAAATTCGGTGTCGCGGCCTATGGAATTTACTGGATTATTCTCGAAAAAATCGCCGCTCAGATGGACGCTTCTGGATGCACTTCCGTTCAGTACCCGGTAAAAAAATGGCAAAATTTTACCGGAACTTCACCGGCTTTGCTCCGGAAAGTTACCGGCTTTTTGTCGGAGCCGAAAAACTTTCGTAGCGGGAACGCTGTTTTTTCTCTCAAAAATGAGGGAAACTTACTTGAGATAAGTTGTCCTAAGTTACTGAAATACAGGGACGAGTACACACGAAAGACTTCAACCGGTGTCCGGAGTGTGTCCGGAGAGACGCCTGACAATGTCGCACTAGAAGCAGAAGCAGAAGCAGATACAGAGAAAGAATTAGCAGGCAATAGTACTATTAGTAGCCAGAATAATGGTATGGGAGAAACCGATTCGGATCTACCGCCGCCGCTGCCGCCTGTCCCTGCGGGACTGGTTGAAGAGGTTGCCAGGATGATCAGCAAGTCTTACAAAAAAACGATCACGGATCAGGTTGTCTGGGGACACCTGGAAGACGTGCATCCAATCCGTGCGAAACTGGCCCTGGAGCAATTCATCCAGAAGGCTGAGCGACCGTCGTTCAAGGTGCTGAAAATATTCATTGATCAGATCGATGAAAGCGAGGTCAGCCGAATCCGATTCGAGCAGATCCGTGGAACGATGCCGGATAACATCATCAGCGGCACCACGGCGGGTGGCAAAGTGGACCGCCGGCAGTTTCTCATCGAACGGGGGATTCCCCCGGAGAAGATCCTGGATGCCCCGGCCTGGGGGAAGGGCAAGCTGAAGTTGGATCTGTCGGAGGAAGAGTTGAATGGCTACGGTTTGAGTTTTACGGGGCTGCGATGAAATGGTGCCAGAAGTGCGGACAGCGTCTGCAGGAAATTCGTCCGGGAGAGAAGTGCAAGATGTGTGGCTGGGTAAGGCCTGAAAAAAATGCGAGGCCCAACGACCAAGTTGACGCGCCAGAAAAGGCGCAGGAGGAAACGGTATGAACATTCTCAAGAGACTTCGGCGCGCCTTTTCTGGTCGCAGTCCAGCGCTTTGTTCGGCATTGTCCGGACGGAACAATAACCCGATCTATGTGGCGTACTACCCGCACACGCAGTGCGACTGCTACAAGGTGGACATGCCGTTCAGCAAGTACCGCCGCGATACGCTGGTGCTGTGCGAAGTGTCAAAGGGGTTGCCACACGCAACGCGGCTGGCGAAGAAGGCGCTGGCAGACCACATAGCGGCAGCACTGCGTGAAGCGATGCCGAACAAAAATGCTGAGCGGCGCGAAGCGTCCGCTCCAGCAGGCGTTGGGAACGAGAAGGAGAGCCTGTGACCCGTGAAGATCTTATGAACGGCGAACCGCCCCGGAATTTCTGCTGCCCACATAGCACCGGCCGGAAACGGTATTGCCAACACGCAGTGGTGAGCGGGGATGGGATCCTGACCTGCAGCCTGGTAGATCTGCCCCTGGCGCTGGCGGATCAGGGCTGGAGTCAGGGATTCTGCTTCCGCATCGCATTTCCCAGGTATCTCCAGGATCTCCGAAAGCAGATAGAAACCGGCAACCTTCCTAGGTATGGCCAGTTGTGGGACACCACACCGATTGACTGCGGGGAAGGAGTGAGTGCATGACACCTGAGAGATTCGATCAAATCCAATGGTTTTCCGGAATGACAGCTCAATATCTGGGGACACGCTGGGATGTTCTGGATGTTGATTTCAGCGACAGGACTGTCGGGCTGGTTCCCCCGGAAGACCAGAGCCGGTTGCCTTTCCGGATTGATTGCGAGGAGATTGAGATCCTGTACGATCACAAGGGGATGCAAGTCGCATGAAATATTTCGCCCTGGATCTCGAGACCAGTGGTGTGGACCCGGCCCGGCACCAGGTGCTGAGCATTGGCGCTCGGGTTGCTGGCCACGCCGGATTCTATTGCCGCGTAGAGCACCAGGAGCTGCTGGTGCAGCCTGCCGCCCTGCGGGTGAACAAGATCGATTTGACCCTGGGCCATGCCGTCGTGCTTCACGAAGCGGACCAGCAGCTGGCGCATTGGATCCGGAGCTGGAAGCGAAATTCCGACCGGGCCATTCCGGTGGGCTTCCGCACCGAAAGTTTTGACATGAAATTTATCCGGCGCTTGTTGCCGGTGACGTTCCAGCAGCTGGACCAGGACGATCACGCCGTGGATCTGAATGCCTGCATTCATTTGCTGGCCGCCATGAACGGGATATCCTTCCAGGATCTCAAGCGCCGTTACAAGTCAGTGGCCAAGCAGCGCATCCTGGAAGCGAATCCAGATGAATGGCCGGAAGACGCCGTCCGTGAGCACCATGCCGCAAACGACGCCCGCCTGGCCCTGGAGATCTGGGACATGATGGTCCAGCGGGTGCCGCTGCCGCTGAATGAATTGGATGCAGTTGCATGAAAGCGATCCGGGCAGTGTTCGGCCAGATGATAATGGCGCTGGGTGCCATCGTGATCATATTGGGTTTAGGGATATTCAAGTTTGGTGAGTGGTTGGAGGGATGAGATGAAAATTTACACAGCACTTGAAATATTCGAC